CTGCACTGATTCGGATTACAGATTCTGGATAGGTTCTGCGCATAGGATGATTGGTAAACAATGGAAAACATCGTGGTCTTCTGCCAGGAACAAAGAAAACATTCTTTATCTGATATTCTGAAAGCTGTTCATCATCTGCATTATGCTCGGTAATAGTAATATTTACGAGTGCAAAGCTATACTGATAACCTACATCATTCAACGGATAAAGTTCTCTGCATCTTGCAAAGAAGTCTTGGATTTCCTCTCCAGGGAAAATCTCTACTTCATTTTTGAAATAAAGATATTCATACTCTTGAACCTCTTGGTATTCCTGCTGATAGCCTTTGAAAAACATCTCCAATTTCATTTTCACATAACTGGAGAAAGGATTATTCTGGCTCATCTTTATTTTGTTCTTGTCTAGAGCAAAATAATAGGCTTCGCCTCTAAAATCTGATTTTAAACTCTCTGCTATCTTCAGCCTCACTGAAAAACTTTTTTCTATTGTCCCAGCTGAAAGCAGTATTTCTCCACTGTAAGCTCCCACAGCAAGACTCTCTGGTTTTACTGTGGTAATTTTCAGTTTTCCACCTTCTATTACAGCAGTTTCTATGAATGATGGTTTTAAAGAAACGCTGATTTCTAAATTATTTGGATTAACGATGTCCGCAGTAAAAGTTTTTGCAGAATCTACCCCTTTTATTAAAGTATCTTCAAAAATTCTTGGAGAAAAATCAAAATCTTTCACTACTTCCCCCGAAATAGTTTTGAATAAAATTATAATTGTTTTTTTCTTTCCTCCCGCTTTTATTTCTGCATGAAATTCATAAGTAGAATCCACTGGAGTGGTGTCTGAATATGCAGACTTTGATATTTGTATAACACTTTTATCAGTTTCTTTCAAAATATCCAAAGAAAAAGGATAAAAAGACTCCCAATCTGGAGTAATATTAAAAGTAATAGGCTCCGTAGTGCGGACTTCTAACCTGGTATCTCCACTAAGGGTCTTTGTCGCCTTGTTGTAAGTCAGAACAAGATCGGTCTTGTCAGTCACCAAATCTGATGGAGAAGCCTGCCCCTGCTTAACTTCTAATTTAACCGTTACAGAAACAGAGCTCGGCTCTATGTAATGTTCACCGCCTCTGTCATCTATTCCGTAAGCTTCGTAGATGATAGATGCTGAATATCTTCCAGCACTCAGTCCCGCAAGTCCTGTAACATCCAAAAGAACATCTGCTTGGCGTGGGTTAATCTTTCCACTGTTTCCTCCTTCTCTAAATATCTTCTCCTTGGTGCTGACATTGAGCCAGTTCGATGCCCCAAGGTTATAAGTCACCCGAGTTTTATAGACAAACTTCTTATATGGAGCATCATTCCACAAATCTAGTTCTGGAAAAGTCAGCCTGCTGGTCTGCTGGCTGGGCATTCCCTTGCCTTTGATGTATTCAAAAACAATAGTAGGAGGATTCACATCCCACTCTACCATAGGTGCGTCTTCCTGTCCGTATCCGTGGCACTCCTCTCCTCCATGTGATGTAGGAACCCATTCATTACAAACAGCAATCTTTTTTAATCTAATTTTCTTTGCCATAATCTGTATAAAGAATTTCGTTTTGGTATTTTTTTAACTCTCTTTTTTCTGAAACTGCATTATGCACCCATATCTCTATACAATATCGATAACCTGTAAAGAGAATTATTCTATTGGGATTTTGTTCAATCATTTTTACGCCTGTAATTTCAGTAGGAATTTTCCATAGCAATTGGCGGAAAGCCCACCTGCTCACTACGAAATCTACATCTTTCGGCGTGTAGTCTTCTTGCAGCTGTTCCCCGAACATTTTCGCTACAGAACCACACACGGCAGGCGTTTCATTTGTCAGCTCTTCGACCAAGGAAATCACTTGGTCGCAAAGCTTATTTATCGGGTCGTTATCAAAAACCCTGAATTTTTGGAAAGAATTTTTATTTTCTCGCATTTCTTTTCTCTATATTTTCAAATTGTTTTATTGCGTTTTTCAGTCTTTTACCGTTTTCGGCATTCTCTACCATCCACGCTTCTACTCCGTTTTCTTTTAGTTCGGAAAGAACTTGTTTCAAGTCTGATAAAATTGGCTGCATTTCTGCTCCTAAAACCATCTGAGCCGTTGCAGGAGTCTGAGCATTTCCTCCCGAAGTCTGTCCTCCGCCCGTAAAACCTCCTTCTGCGTAGCCTCTTGGTGCTTGAGTTCTCCCTGTTCGGATACTTTCCATCCAGTCTACTACATCAGCAACCACTGGATTCTGAAGCATCCATTTAGGAGTGACATATTCGTTCTCATGGACTATTCCCGCTGGTCTGAATCCAGAACTATCAGGAGAACCAAAGCCCCCGCCTGTAAAACCTCCTTTGTCAAATTCAGGAATGGGTGTAGATGCTACGGTAGCTATTTGGACAGCTCCTAATGCTCCTACAATTCCTGCAAGAACAATATTGGCAGGCGTAAACGGTTTCATCCCTAATGCTCCCACTACCGCTGAAGCGGTTCCTGTGATAGCACTCATAATATTAGCTGCCTTTTCTGCTTTTGCTGCCCTCTCTTGTAGTCTTCGTTTCTTTTCTGCTGTTTCTTCTTCTATTGATTGCAATCCTTTATGATACTGCTCTTGACTAATGTACCCTTCATTTAACTGCTGTAGCAAAGCTAATTTCTTCTTATCTTGATTCTGAGTAAATCTTTTAAGCTCTCTATCATTAAGGTTGTGTTGGAGTTTAGAAAACATTTGGAAAGCATTAGAAAGAGCTTGTGCAGCCATAATAATACCTCTAATTTTCCCTTCTGTAGTGTCCAAGTTAGCAAACATATCCTCCCACTGTGCAGCCGAAAAGCCAAGTACATCTATGCTCTCTTTTTTCTTCTTGTTTTCAGCATTTTGTTTAGCTTCGTCACCTTCTTCATTTCCTTGGATAGTTCCTTTTATTCTAGTAATTACAGCATCTACTTCTTCTAAATCTTTCTTAAGTTTTTCTCGTGCTTCTGGAGAAAAACTCTCGTCTTTAAGAAGTTTTTCAAGTTCTTTTTTCTGCTCTTTCACAGCCTCTAGTTGTCCAATTAAAACTCTTCTATTAGCTTCTTCCCTGAGGACTTTTTTCGCCTCCTCCAATGTTCTGATTTGATTAAGTTCTTCTTCTGTAAGTGTTAGATAAGTAAGGTTGGAAAGCTCTAATTTTGCTTCTTCTAAAGAAGAAATTTGCTGAATTTCCTCTTCTGATTTTAGAGTTTCCATTTCTATCTCTTTCTGCTTAGCATCTACAAATGCCTGATAAGCTTTCATATTGTAGTTATCGCTTATTTTCTGCATATTAAACAAATGTGTTTTATGCATTTGCTCTGCTAGATTTTGATTATCAGTTTGCAAAGCTATAATCTGTTGATTAACTTCTTTACGATCTGCTATGGCTTTGTTATAATTTGCTATTGCTGCTGGATTTTTAGTTTCAGATCTTGCTTTTTCCAATCGTTGAATTTCTTCCGTATTCTTCTTTTTCTGAGTAAGGAGTTCAGCATTTTCTCTTTCTAAATCTTCTTTTCTACGATTATAGTTTTCCTTTTCTTGTGCCTCTTCCTTCTCTCTGCCTTCTTTAGCAATACTCATCTGCTCATCCCAATATTTACGCTGAGAATCCAATCGGGCTTTCATTATTTTTTCCAACTCGTCTCTACTTTTTTCAGCAGAACCATCCGCTTCCTTTACAGAACCATCCTTAGCGGGTCGGTTTTTCTTTCCTTCGTTTTTCGATGATGGCGCAATTCGGTTGCCTCCTACTCCTCCTGCATTGTCAATCTTTTTCCCTTCTACAATAGGAGTGCTTTCTATGACTTTCAGATACTCCTTATTTTCTTCTTCTTGTTTTTTATGGAGATTTTCTAGTTGTTTTTTAATACTTCTCGATGAACTTTCATAGAAATTCACCGCTTCTTTTTGGCTTACTTTGAAATATTGTCCGCCTATTTCTATGGTTTGGTCTCCTTTTCTTTTTTTTGCTTTTTCTAGTTCTTCTTTCGCCTTTTCTTCTTGTGACAAAAGACTACCTTCTTGGAACGCATATTTTTCAGCATTTTCTTCTATCATTCTTTGCGCAGCCTTTGCTCTTGCTGAATTCAATATTGCCTTACGAAGCCCTTCATAGGCTTCTTTAGCTTTGCCTTGCATGATAATTTCCTTCTCTATGTTTGCAAAAACATCTGGATAAATCTTTTGTAGCTCTTCAGTAGCTTTTAACTGAGCCTGTTTACCCTTACTAGCATCAGTTGCGGCTTTGTAAAGTTTGTCTAATTCCACTACTTCCTTAGCTGTTTCACTCTGCGCTTCTTTTATTTTATCATTAAACTCTTTCTGTTTTTTTGCTACATCGTCTATTTCATCTCCAAAAAGACTATACGCCGCAACAGCCGCTGTAATAAGAGCAACCAATGCACCCCATGGTGTTACTTTTGAAGCTGCATTAAAAGCTATAGTAGAAGCTGTGGCACGATCTGTTTTAAGCTTTAATATGGTAAGAATTCCATTATAAGCAGCCATTACAGAGTTTTTTACACTATGAGCAAGGGCTTGAGCTTTATCTGCTATAATACCCAGCCACTTTGCTTTGGTGTAATTCCCTTCTAATATAGCTGTCTGGATAATGACTGCCTGATACCCCACAAATCCAGCAACAACAACTTTAATAATATTTCCAAGAAAAATGAGTTTCTCTTTAAAAGTATTAACACTGTTTCCTGCCTCATTGGTAACCCCCACCAAATTACCTATAAAGAATATAATCCCCTCAAAGAAATTGATAAAATTGGTTTGTGTAAAAGTATCCGCAATAGTATTTTTTATCTTTTCCCATACTGCCGCTGCATTGTTATTTTTTTTGTTAAATTCTTCTGAAAGAGAAGTTGCATCAGCCATAGCGCCTCCCGCTCTCTCCATTGCGGTTCTAAATCCTTCAGTTCGGTTTGCTGCTGCACCCACTGCCTTTTGAACTTCTAATGAGTTTATCTTCAAGCTATCAAATACCTTTGCGGTTTCATCAGCATTAAGTCCTTTCATTCCTTCAGCGAACTTCAGAAAGAATTCCTCTGGCTTAGTGTTAAAAAGTTCTTGGGCTTCCTTTACACTTATATTCATAGAATAAGCAAAGGCGCTAAGGTTCTCCCCTGCCACCTTCATAAAGTTAGAATATCCCGAAGCGGCGATTTGAGAATCTACCCCAGATTCTTCAAACGCTGCACCAAGCCCTAAGACTTTATCAATAGATGGTTTCAGTGCGTCTGGCAAAGCCCCCACTCTAAGAGCAAAATCTGAAATATTCCCCTCGCTGGCTGTTCCCGATGCAGCAAGTTCGTTCAAGGCAGAACCTACACCATTGATAGCATCGGCATAGCTCTGCCCTTTGGTCTCCTCGAATAATCCTTTGATTTTACCCAAAGAATCTACCACGCCCTCTAAACCGCCATCGAAAGAATCTCCCAGGGCAACATATGCCTTGTCTATCTCTTGAACGAATTTAGCCATTTCCTCCTTGGGAACACCAAGCCGACCGCCCACTTCGGCAATCTTCAGCCTGTCCATCTTGGAGGTTCTGGTGTTCATATCATCGAAAGCCTCCCAGAGCTGTTTTACCTCTTCCCGTGCCATGCCCGTAGTCTTCTGAACATCCGCCATGGCATCAGAAATCTTTAAAAGTTCTGATGCTGTCTGGCTGATTCCTGCAACACCCAAACCCGCTAGGATATTCCCAAAGCTGAGTCCTATATCAGAAAGTTTGGAACGGAATTTTCCTAAAAAACCTTCTGATTCTTTCAGTCTGCCGCTTACAGCATCAATCTCGCCTTTTACTCTCGAAAAATGCTCTTTTACTTCTTTGAGTTCCGCAGCTTTTCTCATGAACCTTTCAGTTCCTGGTGTGAGCTCTTTTAGTTCATTTTCTAAACTTCTGACTTCTTTGCTCAGCCCTCTAAAAGAAT